ACGGAATGTTTATGGAACTTCTTAAACCAATATTAGCTCGTATCTACAACGTAACTATAGAAGAGACTAGATCCTCTACACAGAAAGAAAGAAGGATCATTGATACACTTGAGCCAGTTATGAATCAGCATCGCTTAGTGGTCGATCAGAAGGTTCTACAGAATGATTATAAGACAGTACAGAACTATCCAGTAGAATCACAGTCTAGGTACATGCTTACTCACCAAATGACTAGGATTACTAAGGACAGAGGAGCATTAGGACACGATGACAGACTAGATGCACTTAGTATGGCAGTGTCTTACTGGGTAGAACAGATGGCTGCTGATGCAGATAGACAAATCAAAGATAGAAAGAACGACTTACTAGACCATGAACTGGAAAAGTTTATGAGTAATGTGGTAGGTCGTGAACGCTTTGTACCACAGGAGATAACATGGATGTAACATTTAATGGACTTACTAGGATAAAGACTAAAGTAAACTATGAGTAATACTAAGTTAAATATTAAGAAGAAAAGAAGTAAAATACAAAGTGATAAAACTATAAGAAACATGTTGAGAGACATGCAGATACCTAGTGAACCTAAAGTAATTGAAGGTACTAATAGTCACCAAGGTAAGAAGACTGATGTTAAGAAGAAAAAGAAGAAGTTTAAGATAAACAACGATCCAGTTATAGATGGTGATATTCTTAAATTTAAAAGAAGCAACAGGGAATGGATAGGTGGACCTAAAGTAGCATAGGGACAATAGGGGATATTTGGTAACAAAATGTGAAGGGGTGATCGCATGTCATTTATGAAGCAGCTCCCCTTTGCACCACTTAGCGAAACTCTCGGAAAACCTTTTGAAGGGCACAGGGAGTACCACAAGTTCAATTAAAGCCAGCCAGCCAGCTAAGGTGACAAGATGTGACATCTAGTGATGATGAGATCATGTCTTGTCTTTGAGTCCGCTTGGTTGGTTTCGTTTCTTTGTGTTTCTTTTTTATCTGTTGTTTTTTTTTCTTGCATTCACTTGTGGATCATGTACACTAATGATAATTCTTTTTTAACCTTTAATTAAATCATTATCATGATGTATCGAAATTCATTAATTGAATGTAAGTCAGACTTAATCCAGTTAAAAACGAAGTTTGACGAGATCGAGCTTGGACTTGGAATTGAGGAAGAGGATAAAAATAGAGTCGATTGGTACTACAAACAAATAAAAAAGAAGCTTGATGAGATGATCGGTAAACACGCCTACGCTAGGATTGAAGAAACTAACGGCCCCGATAATCTTTTAACTGATATGTTAGGGCCTTGTATATTGGACGAACTTGAAACGAGAGTTTAGTTCTTGGATGAGTTTCATATATCTCTTGAGACTCATCTTAAAAATAAACTTGACCTATATACTCATATGTGTACAATGCTTTTAAACAATTAATTAAAACGGTTTATATGAAAGCTAAAACATTTATTGAAATCTTGAAGGAAGAGCAAGACAAGTTAGAGTCTGGCTCCGTTCCTAGTGTTCAAGACATTGATGAATTAGATTCGATGCTATTTGATCAACCTTGCACAGCAAAAACAGGAGTTGAATCTTTATTTGGTCTAAACTTCAAAAAAAGTCTTGACAATTAATGCTTACTTGTGTAGACTATACACATAATGATTAAACATGATTGATTGATCGGATACGAAACATTCACAATTAATTGAGTTAATCAAAGTTTAACGGTTTGTTCTTTGACAATCTAAACAACGGAGTTTTCCATGACTGTAAAAATCATGGGAATCTGGGGTGAGAATCCTGAAAGTAAAGGTGTTCGCAAGGCTACAACTCATTGTAACCATAAGAACACCGAAGCCAGAAAGCGTGATCGTAGGTTAGGCATTGGTGACGAAGAGTGGCTACGTAAAGTTATTTCAGGTTACTTCAACGATAGGTTTCACGGCTCAATTGATCCAGTAACCAAAGAAGTAAAGCTACCCAGATTCCAGATACAGAATTGTGATCCAAGGTTCAAAGGTATGACTGAAGAGGAGTTTATCCAATTCATTCAAGAACATGGTAAAGACTTTGTTCTACCCAGAGAACGTAGGATCATAAAAGCTACTGCAAGACAGCCAGTAGCCAAACAAGTTCTAGTCTCAAAGGCTAATGCTACTAAGACTAAGAAACGATGGGAAGAGATGGGCTTTGAGTCTTATCATGACTATGCACATCACGTTATCCACAAGCACAAGTATTAATATATACAAGTGTATTATATATACGTTTAGATCTTTGACAATTTGAATTAATCTACAAGTGAGATATTATGATTAATGAGGACATTGTACCGTTCTCTGAATACTGTAAGATTTTCAACTTAAAAGATGGAAGTCGAATAGATGAGGATAGGTATAAACAAATAAAAAACATCTACGACATTACTGAATTTTTTTCAGGTGACAAGATGAGATTTGACAGTAGAACTGGAAAAAGAATTATAGATAGGGAGTTAGGTTTTTATAACGGTGATGAACCAATAATATATCTATACTAACAACAACTTAGAGTGGGGTTTCATTATACTATCCATAAGTATAATGGGCATGGGTCCAAACCATTGCAGTGTAGCTCCACTCGCTTAATAAGGGTCATCATCTGGGATGCAGTTTGATTCCAAACCAGACTAGGAAGGTTCGATTCCTTCATGATCCGCCAACATTCAAATCAAGAGAGGTGATTATGAACCTAGAAAAGCTAGTAGGCTTTGAGGCAACTCTAAGCAAACTTAGATTGGAAATTAGATCCGATTCAGCAGGGTATGGTAGTGATGAATTAAGATATGTCACTCGAAGACTAGAAGAAGGACTAGACAAACTAAATGAAGTTATAGGTAAAGAGTTTGTAAAATCTAAACACAAAATAGATTACTAATGAAAGGAGTATATGGCACACGGTTTCCAACAGTTCCCGATTTGGAACATCATTAACTCTTGTGCTTATGCTGAAAAGCGTGGGAGTTCAATGGGCAACAAATCTTATGGGATAATAAATCATGGTGAAGTAGAAGTTAGAGTAGGTACAAGTAGAAGGAATAGTCATAAGTTTCTACAAACTAAACTTACTCACAGAAGAATAGATGAAAACACTCAAAGTTTTAGATTCTATGTAAACGGTGAAGTCTTAAAAGAAGCTATCTTAAAAAAAGGTAGTGATGAACTTGAATGGATACAGGACTGACATGAAACTAGAATATAATGAAGATTGGCAAACTAAAGCACGTGGTACTAATGAGGATGAATATGATATTTATCGGGCCTGTGCAGATGATGGTAAAGGTAATGATCTCACAACTGGTAAACCGTTAAAAACCTATGAGGAATGGTTAAATGGATGATTACACAGACAACTACATGGAATTAGAAAAAACAGTGATAGAACAAATAAAAACCGATCTAGAAAACAAGGATGAAACCTCTATTTATGGTTTATTAAATAATGTTGATAGATCGGTTTTGAGTTCTTATTTACCAGAAGAAAAGTGGATTCTATTTAAGAAAGGAATATTATGCCAGAACTAGATGACAACTATTATGACCTTAGTTCAATTGAAGTTTAATTATGAAGAACCTATGCGGTAAGACTCGTAAGGTAGAAGATCCTTATGAGATCTGGGAAGGAAGTAATGGGTTTGAGTACCGTGTACTCAAGAAGTATCAGTCAGAAGAAAAGGAAAAAGCTAATCCTTATGCAAGATGGTTCCTTGCTACTAAATCACCATATACCTATGGCTCCTATGAATTAGGGGATGGGTATGTGAAAGATGTAACTTCTCATGCTAGGAGAATAAAGTAATATGAATCCATCAGAGCATTGGTACAACGGTCTAAGTGAGACTGAAGTTAAACTAATCAAGTCTTATAAATCTAAAACTGGTGTAGGTAGCGGACACTACCAACGTAAGCCAAGAAATGGAAATCGTTATGTCAGATTCTATCCTGAGTCAGAGTCTCAAATACTGTGAAACTCAGGCTTTTTATATTGAATTACTCCATGAACTCAATGAGTTATCAATGGAAATGGATTGTGTTAATAAACCATACAAAATAACAGCATGTCTTGAGTCAATGAAGGACATGCAGAAGATAATAAAGAAATTAGAATGGGAGGCATACGAAACAGAGGTAGCTTAGTACATAAGGATAAGACTAAGTATACCAGAAAGGATAAACATGATGTTTTACCTAGCGATGATATTCCTATTGATGATATTGAGTATAAGTCTGGGAATGATATGGTTGATAGTAAACTACCACATCAAGATAGAGTTAACTGAACGAACTTGTTTTTGGTGTGGTGTAATAGGAAGTAACCATGAAAAAGAACGGTATATTGACACGAGTGCATGTTAATCAGCACATCGTGAAACAAAACACACGTAGTGGTAGTAACTATCCTTGTATTACAGTTAAGAATAGTAAGGGTAACACCTACTATCACAAGGTGTTCCTCTCAGGTAACTGGGAGTTGAAACAAGAGATGGATAATCCATTATCTTGTGGTGCTAGAGTGTACCTTGAAGGGTACTATAATGGAAACAATTTAACTGGTGTGATGTTAGGATGAAGATCCTTAATTTGTATGCAGGACTAGGTGGTAACCGTACCAATTGGGATGGTCATGAAGTACACTCAGTAGAGTTAGATGGTAGGATTGCTACCGTATATCATGATCGGTTTCCTAATGACTACTTATATGTAGACGATGCACATGAGTTCCTGTTAGAAAACTATAGTAACTTTGATCTGATCTGGTCTAGTCCACCCTGTCAAACACATAGTTCTTTTAGACAGAATATATGTGTTAGGTTTAGAGGTACTAAACCAGTGTATCCAGACATGAAGTTATACCAAGAGATACTATTCTTGAAGTATAATTTCAAAGGTATGTGGGTGGTAGAGAATGTGAAACCATACTACGATCCTTTGATTCCTATATCCTCACATGTGGGTAGACATTACGTGTGGACTAGTGGAAACATAAACAGTATTGAGTATAAACCAGTGAAGAAACTTAGGTCTGCTCAGATACCAGATCTTCAGGAGTATCACGGTATAGACTTGAGTGGGTACAAACTCAAGAACAAGAGACAGTTGTTACGCAACTGTGTAGATGCAGATGTTGGTGCATACATTCTTAACTCTTTAATAAATGGGGGTAACGATTGCAACAATCAGCATACCACATCCACAATCCTAAGTGCCGTAGCATAGCACAGCGTGATCCAGAGGGATTGGATAAGACTCTAGCCTTTACAATAGGTAGTATCCGTAATGGTACATGGAATCTACCTAGTCTGATGGATGAGTACAAAGAAGTCAGATGGAAAGCGAAGGAGTTATCGTGGGGTAACAAGAAGAAAGCTGGAGCATACATAGAAGAGAACTTATATGATCTCTTTGACAGTATGCATACCATATTGAGATCAAGAAAGGACGAGGGTGTTAAGTTGCTTGACTTGTTCTCTACAATTCCTGGGATTGACCTTGCTAAAGCAGGGTTTGTCGCTCAGTTATCAGCAGGGAAAGTAGGGTGTATGGATAGTCACAACATGAAGAGATATAACCTTGATCCAAAGGACTTCAAGACCACTGGGTTGAAGAGAGATTCTCCTGCTAGGTGGAAAAAGATTAGACTCTATGAATCCACAACCAAGAGATCTGGAGGGTGTAGAAAACTCTGGAACACTTGGTGTGATGGACTCGCAGAGCTAAGACCTGAGAAGTTTAACTCAGGATTTCAGGTGAGCAAGCTACACGTAGATTGTCTTGCCAATTAATACTCACATGTAGATAAAGGACACTATGCAATACATTAATACAATGAGTGCTAATGGTAGTGCTCGTAGCATACTTCATTATGAGCCACATCCTGGACAGCACATCAGCTATAAGGGTGAATCTGGTAGGGCAGCTGGACGAGGTAAAGATGGATGGTTCTATATCATCTGGATGAAGGACTGCATTGATGCCATTGATGCAAGTAAGAAACTCAAAGAGGTACGTGAGCAACTAAGAAACGGAGATCTGTAATGGATTGGTTGGACACTAAGGATACCCAGACTACTCTGCTATACAAGAGTCAGTCAAGGAATGAGTTTGTTGATGTGAAGTCTATGCATCAACAACATCTCATTAACATGATTATAAAACTCATTGCCAAAGAGTGTGACGGTGAGTTTAAAGTGGTGAGAAAGAAGACTACTACTGAAGTAGATAACTACACAGTCTCAGCTAATGTACATTGATGTGCATTTGTTGGACTTAATAGGATGAGTCTCCAAAGTAATACTAAGTTATGATTACTAAAGAAATGAAAGAAGGGTTCAATGAGTTGGCAGTATTCAAACTCTTTCTGAACCAGACCATCTCTGATTGTCGTGGCATGTTAAGTACGATAAGTGATTGGGAGAGGAGGGAACATTGGAAAGAACCACAAGGTGCTAACAAGCAAGACAAGGATAGGGATGCAGGATGAGTGAACTATATGAACAGTATACTGAGTTGCTTAATGATGATGTCAAGCACCACATAGCGACCACGTTTCTTCAGTTCATGTCCACATTTCTTAAACAAATGATAGCTATTACGGACCGAACTGAGCTAGATGATTCAACAAAGATGGAGCTAGTACAGAGTGAAGTAGATAGTATCACAAGTGCTATGCATACACTGCTAGAGACTCATGTGAGTGATGAAGTAATGCATAATTAGTACTTGACATTTATACACACGTGGTATATAGTTATTAAAACCTAATTAATAGGAGTGAGAACTATGACAGTTAAGGTGTTTGGAATTGTGATAGACATAGGTTATCATGGGCCATGTGATACACACGCTCAGACATACGTTTGCATCACGCTTGGTTCAACAAGATGTTAGTATCATTATTGTTAAAGATTTAATGGGACATAAGAACGTAGAAACTACTATGAAATACGCACACCTTGCACCTAAGAATTATGCACTAGCTATTCAGTCTATTGAGGTGGATGATGTGGTATAATTGTGGTAGCGTGTGGTACTATATGCAGAAACTTGTATATGTAAGTCATTGAAATCATTGAGCGAGAGTGGTGGAATTGGTAGACACGCAAGATTTAGGATCTTGTGTATATTAAATCCACGTGTGTTGAATGCTCTAATCATTAGCTGTTGCAACATATAACAAAGATCGAATGTTAATAAACACAGATGAGGAGAATCACCCTGCACTACCACAAATGTGGCACGAGTGTGGTGTAGATTCACAGTTGCATAAGAGAGAGATAGACCTTGAAGAAGAGATGAGATCAACTGGAGTCGAGAGATTCTGGAAGACAGTTAACAAGATGAAAGAGCATGGAAGTGAGTCCGTTACTCTTCATGGAATTGGATTAATGAAACAGTCAATAGTAAGTGTGTCGAAAGCTATTGATGACTTCATTGATGAAGGATTAAAAGGATCTCCTGGGAGACTACAAGGGGGGAGAGTTATACCTTGCTTGATGATGGTAGATAGTGATGTAGCTGCCTACCTTGCACTCAAGATGACTATGGATGGTATTAGTTTCCGTCAGAAGTTTACTCGCATAGTACGTAACATAGGTGTAGCACTTGAAGATCACATCAAACTAGAGATGTGGAAACAGGAAGACAACAAGAAGTTTACTTACATAAAACAGAAGATGAGTAGACGATCTGCTTCACGTGAGTTCCGTAGGTACGGAATGATACGTAAGTGCAGGGATACTATAGAACTGAGTGACTTAGAAACATGGACTAGGAATGAAAGGATACAAGTAGGTGCTAAGTTACTTGACTTACTAATACAGTGTACTGGTCTAGTTGAAGTAAAGACTATGACATTCAGTAGGACTAAGAAAGAAACCCATGTTATACCTAATGAAAAAACTTTAGAGTGGATTGAAAAGGTAAACGAAAAGGGACAGTTTCTTTCTCCTGCATACACACCTATGATTGTACCACCTATACCGTGGACTACACCATCTGATGGTGGGTATCTAAACATTAGATTACCTATGGTAAAGACAACTAATGCTAAGTTACTTGAGGAACTAAAGCATCACCCTATGCCAATGGAGTATGAAGCATTGAATGCACTCCAGAACACACCGTTTAAAGTGAACACGTGTGTACTTAATGTGATGTCACATGCATGGAACTCAGGTACACATTGGAATGGAATACCTAGTAGGGAACCACATCCTATACCAGTAGCACCAGTAAAGAAGGGACTACGAAAAGCAGACATGACTCCTGAACAACGAAGGGAGTTTGTCCAGTGGAAGACATCAGCAGGAGAGGTGTATCGTGAGAACGCACGTAGGTTCAGTAAGGTACTAGCATTCTCTCGTACTCTAGCTATGTCACGTAAGTATGATGAGGAAGATAGGTTCTACTTTGTACACCAATCAGACTTCAGGGGTAGGAAGTACACAGTATCCTCATTCCTTACACCACAAGGACCAGAGTACGCTAAGTCATTGCTCTTGTTTGCTGACGGTATGCCTATTGAGACTGATGAACAAGCAGATTGGTTAGCAATACATGGTGCTAACTGTTTCGGTATTGACAAGGTTCCTTATGAAGACAGAGTGAAGTGGGTTGATGACCATTATGATGAGATAAAAGCATCGGCCCAAGATCCAATCAACTATACATGGTGGAATACTGGTGATGATCCTTGGTTATTCCTTGCGTTCTGTTATGAGTGGTCAGCCTTTATGGATCAAGGGTTTGGTTTTATATCCTATATTCCAGTGCAACTTGATGGTTCAAATAATGGACTGCAAAATTTTTCAGCGATGTTGCGTGATCCCATTGGTGGTAAGGCAACCAACCTGACCAGTGAACCAATACCTCAAGACATATACCAAGAGGTAGCTGATGTAGTACTCACTCGTGTTAAGGAACTAGCTGATGACGGTGATCCAATGGCACAGAAATGGTTGGACACAGGGATGATAAGCAGGAAATTAACGAAGCGACCTGTCATGGTAGTGCCATACGGTGGTACTCTCTATGCTTGTAGGCATTACATTGAAGACTACATGAGGGAATGCTTCACTGAAAAGAATATACCTAATCCATTCAAGCAACAAGGTGATACCTTTCAACCTTCAGCATGGATGGCACAGCATGTATGGCAAGCTATTAGTCAAGTGGTAGTTAGTGCTCGTGTAGCAATGGGATGGGTACAAGATCTGTCTGCTAAAGTATCAGAGAAAGATCTACCTTTAATATGGAAGACACCTACTGAGTTCATAGTCTTTCAACAATACCCATCACTCAAGACACGTAGAGTTACCACACATATAGATGGTAACCTAATTAAACCAGTAGTTTGGGAGCAAGACTATACAAAGTCAGACACGAGAAGGTCACGTAATGGTAGTGCTCCTAATTTTGTACACTCAATGGATGCTTCTCACTTGACATTTACTATCCACTTGTGTAGTATAGCTGGTATAAAGCATTACTCTATGATCCATGATTCGTATGGAACTCATGCTCACCATGTACCTACCTTGGCAAAGGAACTACGTAGAGCATTCGTTAATCTGTATGAGGATCATGATGTAATGGAGGACTTCCGTAGATCAGTGGTTGATCTAATTGGAGAGGTGGAACCCTGTCCTAATAAGGGTACACTCAATCTATCTGAGGTATTGGAGTCATCTTATTTTTTCTCCTAATATACTCACATGTGGAGTGTGTACATTTGTTGGACTTACTAGACAGAGAAACGATGACAAGAGATTTAAAGGTAGCAATCAAGATCCTCAAGAAAGGGGAACGGTTGCCAGTGGACATTTACTCACGGCTTTTAGAAGACGGTATTGATGTCCGATTATTAATCAAGCGATACGAAAGGTGAACCATGTCGCAAATTGTAACACCAAGAGGTAAAGCTATCTGGCCTCACATCCAGACACCTGACACTCGTTTCAATGATGGTGAGTGGAACTGTAAAGTTCAACTTCCAATGTCAGATGAAGTGAAGAGTCAGATGTCAATGATAGATGATGAGATTGAGAAGGCTAAGATTAAGTTCGATGGTAAGAAGAAAGCACCAGTACCTTACGATGTAGAAGGTGACACTGTGATCTTTAAGATCAAGCAGAAGTCTACTGTAAGAACTAAGGATGGTGGTTCCTTTGACACTAAGGTTATGGTGGTTGACTCAAAGCTCAAGCCCATACCATCCAGTGTCAACATAGGTGATGGGTCTGAAGTTAAAGTATCATATAAGGTACGACCTTACACTGCTCCAGTTGGGTATGGAGTGACACTTAGTTTAGTAGGTGTACAAGTCCTTAACCTAGTTGAGTATCAGAACACTGGGTTTGGTGAAGAAGATGGGTTCACTTCTGAATCAGTAACACCAGTAGATGAAGCGAACTTTAAGACAGAAGAGGTTGAAGTCCAAGACGAAGACTTCTAAATTTAGATCTGGTTTTGAAGAACGTGTAGCTAAGTCAATGGATGTACGGTGTGTTAACTACAGTTATGAGTCAGTTAACATACCATACACAGTCGAGCGTAAATACTTACCTGACTTTGAATTAGAGAATGGAATCTTAATTGAAGTCAAGGGTTACTTTCGATCTGCTGATCAACGAAAACATAAACTAATAAAGCAACAACATCCAGAGTGGGATGTTAGGTTTGTCTTTCAAAAGTTAAGTTCTCGTGTTCAAGGAAGTAAGATGACATGCCAATCATGGTGTGAGAAATATAACTTTCTGTATGCAGAAACCGATGTACCTATTAAGTGGATACGTGAAACAAAGAAGACAAGAAACTAACTACATTATTATTCACAGTTCACTCACCAAAGTTAACAAGCGTAAAGTAAACGTAAAGTCACTAGATAAAATCCATAAACAGAATGGATGGTTAGGTATTGGATACCACTTTGTGATACTACGGAACGGAACAATTCAAACAGGTAGAGACTTAGACCACTATGGTGCTCACACTCGTTATCATAATGATGACTCAGTTGGTGTGTGTCTCATTGGTGGTCTTGGTTTAGATGGACAACCAGAACATAACTATTCAATGCAACAGATGGATTCATTAGAGTCCATTGTTAAAATGTTGTTGACTAAATATCCCAATGCAAAATGTGTTGGGCATAATGATTTACATGAAGATACTAATTGTCCATGTTTCAATGTGGATGATTGGTTTAAACAAATAAATTTAAATGAGAAGACCATTTGATTTTGATTTAGATGAGGATGAAAAGTACTCATTAGAATATATATACAAAGATAAAGATCTGAACGTATCTTTTAAGTCAGACTACTTACCGAATGTTCTACAGAATGTTTGTGATTTCTTGAGAGCAACTGGATTTACTTACGTTACTAAACTTTCTGCACATAAAGATAGTGGGGAAGTTGTATCGAATGAAGACGATGAGTTTTCTGAAGAAGAATATGTAACGAAGGTAGAAGAGGATGACACAGGAGAACGAGAGTGAGTTTGTAGCACATGAATCATGTCCCTCATGTGGATCACGTGATAACTTAGCACGTTATACAGACGGACATGCATGGTGCTTTGGGTGTAACTATTATGAGAACAGTGACACACAAGGAAGCGAGGTGAAGCAGATGGATTTGATAACAGGTGAACGGTTGGCATTGAAGAAACGGTGCATCAACCAAGAGACAGTTGACAAATGGGATTATCAAACTGGTTTCCACATGGGCAAGAAAGTTCATGTCGCTAACTATAAGGATACCCAAGGCAATACAATCGCACAAAAGATTCGTTTTCCTAACAAGGATTTCCTATTCATAGGAGATACTAAGGAAGCAGGGTTGTACGGTAAGCATCTATGGAGAGATGGTGGTAAGATGATAGTGGTAACGGAAGGAGAATTGGATGCTCTATCCGTATCACAAATGCAGGGAAACAAATGGCCTGTGGTTTCAATACCTAATGGGGCAGCTGGTGCTAAGAAAGCATTAGCCAAAGATCTTGAATGGCTTGAACAGTTTGAGTCTATCATCCTTATGTTTGACCAAGACGAAGCAGGACGAAAAGCCTTGGACGAATGTGTTTCCCTGTTCCAACCTGGAAAAGCAAAGATTGCTAAGTTACCTCTTAAAGATCCTAGTGAAATGTTAGTGAGTGGTAGAGGCAACGAGATCACAGACCACATCTGGGGTGCTAAAGTGTATCGGCCCGATGGGATAGTAGATGGTAGGGATCTATGGGACTTGGTTGCTAATGAAGAGACACGTGAAGCATGTGACTATCCGTACCAAGGTATCAACGATAAGACACTAGGCATACGTAAAGGTGAGATCGTTACTATCACGGCAGGGTCAGGTGTAGGTAAGTCTCAGTTCTGTAGGGAACTTGCTTACCACCTTCTTCTTCAAGAGAAGACAGTAGGATACATAGCATTAGAGGAGAACAACAAACGTAGTGCTCTAGGTTTCATGGGGTTATACCTCAACAAACCTATTCACCTTCAGCATTACAAACCAACTGAAGATGAACTTGAAGAAGGATTCAAGCATACATTAGGTACTGGAAGACTGTATTTCTATGACCACTGGGGTAGTACTGACATGGATAATCTTCTGTCACGTATACGGTACATGGTACGTGGGCTTAACTGTGAGTACATTATCCTAGATCATATCAGTATAGTTATTTCAGGGATAGAAGGTGGTGATGAACGTAGGATGATTGACTATGCAATGACCAGACTTAGATCACTGGTTGAAGAAGTCCAGTGTGGACTCATGTTAGTCAGTCACCTACGTAGACCAAGTGGGGATAAGGGACATGAAGAAGGAGCAAAGACTAGTCTATCACAACTACGTGGTAGTCATGCTATTGCCCAACTCAGTGACATTGTTATTGGTGCTGAACGTAATCAGCAAGGTGAAGAACCTGACAAGACATCCATTAGGATTCTAAAGAATAGATGGACAGGGGAGACAGGTATAGCATCTCACCTTCATTACTCTAAATCTACTGGACGAATGAGTGAAGTAGAGTTCAGTGAAGAAGAAGAAACAAACGGTGACTTCTGATGAAAAAATATATAGTTGACATAGAGACTGACGGACTACTCGATACAGTATCAAAGGTTCATTTGATTGTGTGTAAAGATGTAGACACTGGTGAACTCAAGATAGCAAAGACACCTATGGAAGTCTTTGACCTATCACGTTGGTTACGATCTGAAGAACATTGCATTATAGGACATAATGTACTTGGGTTTGACTTTAAAGTACTTAACAAACTTTATGGTTTAGAGTTAAGCAACATCAACTATATAGATACTCTTATCCTTTCACGCTTAGTACTTCCAGATCTAAGAGCACGAGACTTTGATGCACGTGCAATGGACTCTAAGTTATTCGGATCACATAGTCTTAAAGCATGGGGGCATAGACTTGACCTACATAAAGGAGACTATGGTGAACAAGATGGAGCATGGGATGAAGTAAACGAACAGATGGTTGAGTACTGCATCAATGATGTTGAACTTACTCATAAGTTATACGATCACCTTATGGATCAGAAACCATCTATTGATGCACTTGAATTAGAACAAGAGATAGCTCACATCTGCTATGAACAAGAGTGGGCAGGGTTTCCATTTGATACTGATAAAGCAGTAGTTCTCTTATCTAAACTAAAGAAACGTGCAGAAGAACTAAGATATAATTTAGTTAAGGCATTTGGTTCATGGGTAGTTGACGAGGGTGAGAGAAAGAAAGGATTGTATCATAAAATAAGTATCATTGAGTTCAATCCTAACTCTCGTCAACACATCAGTAAAAGATTACAAGAACTACACGGTTGGAAACCTACTGAGTTTACACCTTCAGGTGAACCTAAAGTAGATGAGACTGTACTTAGTAAACTTCAGTATCCTGAAGCTAAGTTAATGAGTGAGTTCTTACTTATTCAAAAACGGATTGGTCAACTAAGTGAAGGTAACCAAGGGTGGTTGAAGTTAGAACGAAAGGGAAGATTACATGGTAGGGTTAACACGATGGGTAGCATCACAAGTAGATGCAGTCACTCACACCCCAACTTGGCACAGGTTCCAAGCGTTCATGCGGAGTACGGAAAAGAATGTCGAGAGTTATTTAAGGTGGTTGAAGGGTACTCTCTTGTGGGGATTGATGTCTCAGGGTTGGAACTACGTTGTCTCAGTCATTACATGGCTAAGTTTGACGGTGGTAGTTATGGTCGTAATTTGTTGGATGGTGATATCCATACTGCCAATCAAAAAGCTGCTGGTCTTTCAACGAGGGACCAAGCAAAAACATTCATATATGGATTCCTCTATGGAGCAGGGGATGCGAAGGTAGGTCAGATAGTTGGTAAGGGTCCAAGGGTAGGAAGAAAGTTAAAGGAAGAGTTCCTTAATAAACTTCCTGCACTTAAAAAACTTAGGGAAGCAGTTCAAGGTAAAGCTAAAAAACATGGATACGTTAGAGGATTGGACAGAAGAAAGGTTCCAGTTAGATCCACTCACGCTGCATTGAACACCTTGCTTCAAAGTGCTGGTGCTATTGTCTGTAAGAAATGGTTAGTTATCCTACACGAGTTACTACGTGACAAGGGTTATACCTATGCCCATGACTATACACAAGTAGCATTTGTACATGATGAAGTACAACTCATGGTTAAGGAAGAACATGCAGAACGAATCGGGTCACTCGCAGTGGAAGCAATTGGACTTTCTGGAGAACATTACGGATTCAGAATCCCACTCACAGGAGAGTTTAGAGTTGGAAGAAGTTGGGCAGATACACATTAATCCACATAAAAGTAAATTATTCTTAGGACAAGCAGGAGAACATTTAGTTTGTTTTCTATTTGGTATGTGGGAGTACAGAATCTTACAACCAGTTCAAGCCTTTGGAGTTTATGATTTAGTAGTAGAAAGAAATGGAGTGTTTAAAAAACTCCAAGTTAAAACCAGACCATTAAATGCTTTATCAGTTAGCTTATTAAAGAGTATTAATTATTCTAATAATAGAAAGGATAGAGAACAATATAAAGAAGGTGACTTTGATTACCTGTGTGCATGTACATTTCCTAATGTATATGTAGTTCCATTTGATAAAATTAAAAGTCCAAGTTGCGTAACTTTCTCACATTATCCTGAGTATTGCTATGACATCACAGACCCAAGAACATTTGAAATACGACCTGACATTACAAGAGGAACTTAAAGTAGCACATGAAGTAATTGAGATACAAAGCAATAAGATAAAAGAGTTAACTAATAAACTTAATCTAATAACTAAAGTAATCGAAGGTGACTATGAAGACTGAGATCTTAATTGATGCTGACATTCTGTTATACAAAAGCACTAGTGCATCTGAGGAAGCAGTGAATTGGGAAGAAGATTTATGGACTATGCATTGTGATATGGCACGAGTTAAATCATACATCGTTGATTACGTAGAAGAACTGAGAGAAAAGATAAATGGTGATAAGATTATTATGTGCTTATCCCACATGAATAACTTTCGTAAGGAACTAAATCCTTTATACAAATTAAACCGAAAAGGAACACGTAAGCCTATGTGCTTTGTTCCTACTAAACAGTACTTAATTGATAGCTTCAACACAGTTACGAAACCATGGATAGAAGCTGACGATGTAATGGGAGTTCTTGCTTCATATAAAGAAGAAGGAGTAGAGAGAGTAATTGTAAGTGAAGATAAAGATTTACTTACAATTCCAGGACTTCACTGGGATGCAAAGATGCAAGTAGTTTTTGAACAAACTCAAGAGTTAGCAGACTACCAGTTCTTTACTCAAACACTTACTGGTGATTCAACTGATAACTACTCTGGATGTAAAGGAGTAGGACCAAAGAAAGCAGAGAGACTACTTGAATCTGTGCTTGAGATTGGTGGTAATGAATCACAGTACTGGGATACGATTGTATCTGCATATCATGATGCAGGACAGACTACTGAAGATGCACTTATGAATGCACGTATGGCACGTATCCTACGTTATGGTGAATACATTCAAGATCAACCCCTTTACTGGAGTCCAAAGAATGAACGAGGATGAGTTTAATAACCCCAACCATTACACCAATGGATTTGAAATAGAACCTATAGATTTTATTAAAGCAAACGAGATGGACTTCTTAGAAGGAAATATAATTAAGTATATATGTAGATACCCACAAAAAGGGGGAGTAAGAGATTTGTATAAAGCACGAGTATATCTTAACTGGTTAATCGATAAAGAAATAGAAAGAGAGGGAGACAAATGAACTACAATCTTCCTACACAATATCAAGAGTACATTCACCTATCAAGATATTCAAGGTGGAACTATGAAGAGGGGAGAAGAGAGACATGGGAAGAGACAGTTAAGAGATACTTTAGATTCTTTACTAATCATTTAAAAGAACAATGTGATTATCATTTACGTTTAGATGATTTAATTGAATTAGAAAATGCAGTACTTGAATTAGAAGTAATGCCTAGTATGCGATGTTTAATGACCGCAGGACCAGCATTAGAAAAGGAGAACATTGCAGGATATAATTGTTCATACTTACCAATTGATTCTGTTAGGTCTTTTGATGAGTTGTTGTACGTACTTATGAATGGTACTGGTGTAGGTTTTAGTGTTGAAAGTAAATACATTGAGCAACTACCTCTTGTACCTAGTGAACTTCATCCTACTGATACAAGAATAACAGTAAGAGATTCTAAACTAGGATGGGCTAAAGCATTTAGAGAACTGATTAGTTTACTATACGCAGGACTAATTCCAACATGGGACTTAACTAAAGTTCGTAAAGCAGGATCAGTACTAAAAACATTTGGAGGACGAGCAAGTGGACCTGATCCCCTTAACAAACTATTTCTTTATACTTGTAAAATATTTGAGAATGCAAAAGGAAGAAGACTTAAACCAATCGAATGCCACGACATTGTTACAAAAACAGCAGAAGTTGTTGTGGTTGGGGGTGTCCGTAGGAGTGCTCTCATTAGTCTTAGTGATATTGGTGATGAGCAGATGCGACAAGCCAAGTCAGGAGCATGGTGGGAAGACTACGGACATAGAGCACTCGCAAACAACAGTGCCAACTATCACTCCAAACCAGACACAGGTACATTCCTTAGAGAATGGGCTTCCCTTTATGAGTCGAAGTCTGGAGAACGTGGTATATACAGTTCGTTCAATGCAAAGAAACAAGTTGAGCGACTCGGAGACAGAAGAGAAGCAAGAGAAGATTTTGGAACAAATCCATGCTCCGAAATTATTCTTAGACCAAGAGAGTTCTGCAACCTCTCCGAAGTTGTTGTTAGAGAATCCGATGGACCTAAAGAATTAGAACGTAAAGTTAAACTAGCAACCATACTTGGTACATGGCAGAGCACACTTACTAACTTTAAGTACATAACTAAAAGTTGGAAAGATAACTGTGAAGAAGAAAGGTTACTTGGGGTTAGCTTAACTGGAATCATGGATTCTAAAGTAATGAACGGATCTTTTAATGGTCCTAAAACTATGGAAGATTTACTACAAAAACTTAAAGCAACCGCAGTACATACTAATAAAGTATGGGCCGATAAGTTACACATTAATCCATCAGCAAGTATTAGTTGTATCAAACCTTCTGGTACAGTTTCACAACTATGTGATAGTGCTTCAGGTATACACGCAAGACACTCTAAGTATTACATTAGAACTGTCCGATCTGATATAAAAGATCCTATAACTAAACTCATGGTTGACCAAGGTGTACCTCATGAACCAGATGTAACTAAGCCTAATGATACTATGGTCTTTTCGTTTCCAGTTAAAGCACCTAAAGGTTCTATTACTAGGACAGATAAAACTGCAATAGAACAGTTAGAGTTATGGAAGTTATATCAAGAGAACTGGTGTGAACATAAACCTAGTGTAACTATATCTGTAAAGGAAGATGAGTGGGTTGAAGTAGGAGCATGGGTAGATAAAAACTTTGACTCTATAAGTGGTATATCTTTCTTACCTTATTCAGATCACGTTTATAAACAAGCACCTTATCAAGATTGTACTGAAAAAGAATACAAAGAGTTAGCAAAGAAAATACCTACTCTTGATTGGAGCAAACTTTCTTCTTATGAATCTGAAGACTATACGATTGCATCTCAAGAGTTAGCATGTAGTGCTAATGGATGTGAAATAATATAACACCTTGTACTTAATTGGAAATGACCGCATTTACACTTAGTCAAACAATAACACCTGAGTTAGTTGAAGATCTTAAAAAGAGCTTTCCTAACCAGTTACCTACTAAAGTAGTTTCTGAATCAGAACTTAATTATTTAGTAGGACAACAATCAGTAGTTAACTACATAGTAGATCTTTTTGAACAGCAAATAGGAAACCATGTGTCTAAAACCTAAACTACCTGACTTAACTCAACCAGACAGATTTATGAGTGCAGCTGCCCCTATGGAAAGGGATGAAGAACAAGAAGCACCAAGAATGGAAATGGTAGAGAACGAAGTCTCAACTCCTTCAGCAAAGAACAGTAAGAAGAAAAAAGGTTACGGAGTATTTGCAGTTAGGAATCCAGGTCTACAGATTAAATAATAAAGTATTATGGCAAATAAATATACATTAAGTCAGGCAAAAAAGAAACTGGCTAAACAAGGTAGACGAGGGGATACAGAGTTAGCCCATGTTAATCCTACTGAAAAGTACCTACTTAAAAAACTTGGTGGTTCTGGAACTGTTAATCCTGAGAGTGGCTTAAAAGAGTACTCATGGTTTTCAGCTGCTGTTAAAAGAAACACTGGTAAATCTACCCCAAATCTTAGTTCCAAAAATTCTATATGGGATAGAGATTATAGTGATGCTGCACAAAAAGCAGGGAGTGCTAATACAAGTTCATGGAACAGAGCAAAAGATGCAAACATTGCTACAGTTAAAAGAGGGATGTCGGGATCGGGAGCACCTGACTTAGCTCATCATTGGCATGCAGCAAGAAGTGCTGATCAATCTAGTCTTACTAGAGCAGGGAGTGCTAATCAATCTAATTATACTAGAGCAAGAAGTGCTGATCAAAAATCATTAGATAAATGGAGAAGTGATCCAAAGTGGGGGATGTTAGGAAGTGGAGAAGCATTTAATGAGAAAGCAAAGAATTTTTTTGTGGATAGTCCACCAGCTAAGAACTTTAGAAACCTAATGAACAATGTTTCTCTTACTGCTGATGCAATATTAGGCCCTGTAGTTGATTTACTTAGTGGTAATAATAATAATTCAAATGATGATGAGGGAGATGGTACTACTCCAGATACTTATGGTTTCGGACAAGACAGAAAGAAACGTAAGAAAAAGGTAACCCCTGCTAACTTAGTTAACCAATCACAACAATTAAATAAAAAGCGTGTAGGTAAACGTAGGTTTAAAGTCACTAGATCTAATAATCTTGGTACTAATTCTAGTGGTTCCAGTTCTTCAGTTTCAATTCCTTCCTAATAGTGACTTATGGTACAAAAAGTAGAAGCTAGTCAGACAACTCCTACCAATCAAAATACCATTAAGTCTCGTTACTCAATGTTGCAAGCAGATAGGGAATCGTTTCTAGCTAGAGGTAGAGAATCAGCAGAGATAACTATTCCCTTTATCCTTCCACGTGAAGGACATAGTAGTTCACGCACATTCTCAACACCTTACCAAAGTGTTGGAGCACGTGGGGTAAACAATCTTGCCAGTAAATTATTGATGGCATTGTTACCACCTAACTCTCCATTCTTCAGATTAACCATTGATGACTTTGACCTTCAAGAACTTGTTGGTCCAAATCAACGCCCCCTCTTTTTT